ATGAAAGATACCAGCGAAGAAGAGCCAATGAAAGAGCATGGTCGTGGTCAATTTGGAACACCAATTACTTCGCATTCTGCTGGTTTAACTAATGATACATATTGGACTAATGATACTTATACTGTAGGATGTTTACAGGAAGCAAAAGATTATTTATTTAATACAAGTCAATATATTAACTATCCAATTCTTTCGCAATCAACAGCAGGGAAAATTAAAAACGATTATCCATCAAGTGGAAATTACTTTGACTCTGATGTAATTGCTAAACAATCTACAAGAAATGGAATTATTAAAAACTTTTTAGCACAAACTTCTAAAACAGAACAAGATGTTAACTATCTTAAAACCACAGATCCTGGAACTATTCAGTCATCTGCACTTGTTTTTAATGGACCAATATTACCTAATGGATCAAAGCCAGAAAATTTTGTTTCATATATTTATAAAACAATTTATGATAAAGATGGTCAACCTATTCCATATAAGCACTTTGGAACAAGAATGAGAATTATTGGAAAGATTGAGTCTACAACAAATAAAAGCCAAACCCCAACAGGTGGATACGAAATTTATCAAGCATCCAATTCTTCTGATCAAAATGTAAAAATTTACGGAGGATCTGGAGGATTAGGAATTAGTGTCAATAAAGATACAAATAATGGATACTTCTTTGAAATAGTTGCACTAACTGTTGATAACATTGATCAGTATGGATCTGATAACGATACAACTGTAGTAAGTTATAAAATTATAGGCCCAGGCGCTTCTGCTGGTAGTCCAGCAACTTGTACAAATAATGAAGTTGTAGTTTATACTGAAAATCAAATTTCTTGGGAAGTAGGCCAGTCAGTTATTATTACAGGACTTGTAGATAATAATGATCCAACAAATACAAGAACACCTTTGAATGGTGAGTATACAATTACTGCAATTAATAATGATAAAAAATCTTTTAAATATAAAATTAGTGCTTCTCCAGCATTAACTACTACTTCAAAGACCGCTGGTACAGCAATGATTAATACTCCTACAAATTCTAATTTTGCCAACGTATACTTTTATAAAGTATTGTCTGATGCAAGCGCTAATGCTATTCCATATAAACTATGGAGTGGATTGGCTCAAATAAATGTCGATGCTGGAAACTTTACTGGTCAGGGTAGAGCAATAGCAGAGCAAGGAACATCTGTATATGATCTTGCTGGCGAATGGATTAATATAGGAACAACAAGAAGATTTTATCTATATCTTAATGGTAAGCAGATTGCAACTGTTGATGATCCAGATCCTTTGCCAGAGTATAATAACTTTGCACTATTTACTAGAGGATCTTCACGATGTATGTTTGAAAATGTTTATGCACTAGCAAATAATTATTCTCAAAATACAACGTTTACAGCACAAACGGGGGTAGCCAATATATTTGGCGATGATGAAATAGATGCAAGAGAGGCATTAAGGAAATATGCTATTAGTGGATTGATTCAAAAAACTTATTTATCTGGAATTAATGCATATCAATCACCACAATACTTAATATATTTTGATGAATTTGGAACTATTATGAGGGAATGTGCATACTTTAATATTAAGTATGATCGTGCATTCCCCGCTCTTTATGCAAAACTACAAAAAACTTTAGATGGAGTAAAGGGATATTCTGTTTCAGGATTTTATGCTAATTCATATGGTGCAGACTTTTTAATATTTAACTGTACTGACTTTAACTTAAATCTTGATGACACTAGTGGCAACTATCTAAGAATCCAGGGTATTGCATTTACACAAAATACTACATATACTTTAACTGTTGATGACTATTTAAAGAAAAAGTCTAATTTAATTTCTACTAATGTTGGAACATCAAATATACTAACAGATCCAGCAATAGTGTTACAGCAGTATAATAAAATTAAAAATAGTAGAGATAAATATGGAGTTAATGAGTTTACAATAGAAAGTCCATATATTCAAACACAAGATGTTGCAGAAAATATTTTTGATTGGACTATAAATAAAATTTCTATTCCTAGAAAAATGGTTGGTATAAATAGTTTTGGAACATCAAACCTTCAACTTGGAGATATTGTTACAATTAACTATAAAAGTAATGAAGGTATAGATATTATTTCTCCAGAAAATACACGTTTTGTTATATATAATATAGAATATAAAAGAGATGCAAGTGGTTTAGGCACTACTATGTATTTGGCGGAGGTGTAGTATGGGCTACGGAGATTTGCTTTATATTAATCAACCTGATGGTGAACATCAACCGTGGGCACCAGAAAATCGTGGTCCTAGTCCATCTATTGGATATGATCCAGAAGGTGGCTTTTATAATCCAATCCCAGTTTCTAATCCAACACCAACTATTGTAAATGAATCAGGAGCAGCGCCAGTATATTATGGTAGTTCAAGAGCGGTATCTGCAACTCCAGTAAATCCCTGGATGACAAATGTAACATATACAGCACCAGTTGGTATCAAACAAGCAGATCCAGATCTCATAATTTTTGATGATGAAATTACTACTGGTACATTTTTAGTCGATAGGTTTTTTGAAGAAATTGGTGGCATAGAACTTATTAATATTTCTAGATCAGATATTATTAATGGCGATTTGGTTACCTATACTCCAATTAAAAATCTTTCTGCATTAAGAAGACAATATAATCCAAACAATATTATTGCTATTGCTTCTACTGCACAATCAGCATTTTCTAGATTTAAGATTGATTTACTTTTACGAGGTATTAATGAGCCATACATTGATGATGATGGAAACCTTGTCATAGAAGTTGATACTGTTAACCCAGATGAGTTTATTGAGGCTGAAATAGCCACAAGTGGTACAATTAATAGGATAGAGTTATGATTACTAATAATGGAAAAGAATTAATTTCTAAGTTTCTTTTAGGTCAGGCACCCTCTTATGGAACACATTTGGCTATTGGTTGTGGAGCATTGCCATTAGATAATAATGATATTGCTCCAGCAGCCTCTGTCTTAGCACAGAAAGATGTATTAGATTTTGAAATGGCCAGGGTTCCTATTACTTCAAAAGGATTTGTTGACGATAATGGTGTTACAAAAGTTGCATTAACTGCTGAACTACCAAATGAAAATAGATATGATATAACAGAGGTTGGTCTTTGGTCACAAGGTAGAAACTCTTTAGCAAGTGGATTTGATAGTTATACTATTTTTACTTTTACTGAATCTTGGCAAGGACATAATACATCTATTTTTGAATTACCAATACCCTCTCCATTAGGAAGTGCTGGGAATATTACTACAACTGAAGAGGTTTTTATTGCTTCAAACAATGATGCAATTTTTCAAAATACAACTAGAAAAAATAGAAAAGAAGGTCCAAGATTTCTTAATTCATCTATTTTGTTAAGAGGTGATTCCTCAATTATTCACGGTGCCAGCGCAAACTGGACTGGTGCTGATTTAACGTATCAAATTACTAACAAATCTCTAACATCAAGTGTTGCAACATTAACCACAAGTGCAAATCATTTATTAAATGTTAGTGATTCAGTACTTATTAATATTAATGATGCAAATTTTGATGGAACATATACAATTTCTGCTAGAACAAACAATACTTTTAGTTATGTAAAAAATATTTCAAATATCACAAGTGCGTCGGCATCTGGAACTGTTACATATTCAGATTCTACCCATATTCATTTAAATGCAATTAATTTAAATATTGGGCAAAATAGTCCAGCAGATACTATAAAACTAGCATTCAGTCTCATTGATAAGGATGCTGTTGGCAATGGAGATCCAGACTACGTTAAAATTTTGATAGAGTTTTACAGAAATGAAGTATCAACAACATCTGGATATGCAAAAGCAGAAATATATCTTCCAGGATCTGCTTTTACAAATAAGCGTTATCAAATTGTTGATATTCCAATATCTAGTTTAGTAACATCTCCTGATTTTAGTGCAGCAAATATTCGTATTTGTAGAATTTTTGCATCAGTTATTTATACAGACTCTGGACAACAAAAAAGATCTACAAATCACTATGTTCTTCTTGATGGATTAAGACTTGAAAATACACAAACACAAAATCCATTATATAAACTTGTTGGGTATTCAGTAGTACGAACAGATGATGGAAAGCCTATAACTAAATTTACTAATACTAATAACTATATTGAGTTTAGGTTTAATTTGGGCGTGGGATAATGCCAAAAATAGTTATTCCTAAATCTAAACTTCCCCCACTTAATGGTGATACTCAATCATACTTTGTAAGATTTAGAATTACAACAGAAGATAGAAATAACTCATCTTATTGGTCACCAATATTTCAACTATCCGCAAGTGTTGGATATACTCCAACCTCATTAACAGTAAATCATAATTCTGGAATTATTACCGCTGCATGGCTTCCAGTAGCAGACGTTAATAATTATGATATTTGGATTGCTTGGGATGATGGAACAAATCCAGCAACTTGGTCATATTATGGCAGAACATCAAATACGTCAATTGTTCTGGCTAAAAAAACGGGGGCAACAAAAATTTCTGTTAGAATATATCAAGAAACTCAGCCTATAGAGGAATTTGCTAGTTTTAAAATTTATCAAACTTTAAATACACCTGTATAATGCTATACTTATCAAAGGAGAAAATATGGCAAAAATACCTTTACCAGATCGTGGACAACCATTAGATGTTACATATATTTATAGTCTTGCAACAGCAATTAACGATGTTGCTGAAAGTGTTTCTAATGCTGTATATAACTATACAAGCATTGATATTCGTGGGGGAGGAAAACAAGACTTAAAAAATAATAATGCAAGAATTTATGCTGGATATGTAGATGTAGTAAATAGTGAAACAGTAACTGCTAATACTACAAGAAGTTTTTCATTGAATCTAGGATCAACGTTTAAGTATCCACCAATTGTTATGGCAACACCATATAACACTGGTACAACTGGTGATACTGCTGTTGGTAATGATGTTCTTGTTACACTTACTTCTATTACTGCATCTAAAGTAGATGGGGTAATAAGGTTCAACTCATCTGGATCTGGTGTTAGTATTTCTGTAAATATTTTAGCAATTGGTGTACCTGCGTGATATAATGTAGCACTATGGTTTTGAAATGTAGGCGGTGTAGTGGAAGAGTTTTTATAGATCGTCAATATAATGCAGAAAATCATATTGAAACATTCTGCATATTATGTGGATCAAGAACTTTTTATCATAATTTTACAAGTAGTGATGTGGAGGCAGTATGGTTGCTTATGATGGAGAAGAGCAGATCGAAGCAATCCATAGCACCCCTATAAGTCGTCCTAAAAGAAAAATATGGTTTTTGAATAATGATTTAATTAGAATTAATCATGTAAATAGATCTGAAGGAATTTTAACATTTTATAATATTACAAAAGATAAGCGAGAAACAGCAGATCTTGTTGAATTTAAAAAACGTAGAAAAAAAGCTTTTACTGTAGCAGAGGCTGCACAGTTATTAAATTGTCATAAAAAATATTTGGCTGATTTAGCAAGGCGTGGGGTAGTTCCAGAACCAATTGGTGGACTACCAGATGGAAAAAGGGCTTTTCATCACTTGTCATATTATTCAGAAGACGGTATAATGGAAGCAAGAAAAGCAATGTCACAAATTCATCAAGGTAAACCAAGAAAAGATGGATTAATTACAAACAATAAAGTTCCTTCAGAAAAAGAATTGCGGTACGCTATGGGTGATGGTATACTGCTTTACACAAGAACAGAAGATGGTAGATTCATACCAATATTTTCAGAAACAATCTAGAGAAAGGTTTTTAACATGGAACCTACAAAGGTTACATGGTCTCTTGGCTATACTCTAAATACAGGAAATTTTCAAAATATTCGTTTAGATTGTCAAGTGACTGATTTTCAGCGTGAAGATGAGACTGCTAAAGAGGCGTCTGATCGTATTTATCAGTTTGTAGAAAATCAACTTATTGAGAAACTAAAAGAGGCTAGAGAAGAACTCAATGGCTGATCGTCAACAAAGATTTGCATTATTGAGTAGGTTTGACAAGCATGTAAAAATGGCTGATCTACCTCCACAAAATATTAATAAATATAATGAGCAGTGGGCAGCAGATGCCCTATTAGAATCATTTAATTTAGATGACATTTATAATGCAATGTCATATTACTTTGAGATTAATCAAAGACCAACGTGGAAAGGATTTGCTAATAATGTTGATCGACTGCTACAATCTATGCAAGCCAGAGAAGATGATATTCGACTGCGTAAAGAGATGAGACTAAAGGCAAAGGAGTGGCTAAATGAATCTTGAGGCTAAGACTATATCTGCTGCTCTCAATGATAAGCAAGTTCATGTGCTGTTACAAGGTAATATTGATGAGTTACTAAGAACACATGGGGATATTTGGGGGTTTATTAGAAACTATTATGAGCAGAATCAAACTGTTCCACCAGTAAATTTAGTGAAAGAGCAGTTTACAGATTTTGACTACTTTTCAGATACTGGTAGTACTAAACATCATCTAGATGAATTACGCACAGACTATCTTAATGATAGTGTAAAACTTATGCTTAGAAGTGCTGCCAATCAATTACAAGAGGGTAATGCTATTGAGGCATTAAATAGTATTATTGCTGAAACAGCGAGCATCAAAAGAGTTACATCTCCAGTACGAGATCTTGACGTTTCTGATATTGATAATGCTATTGCTTATTTTGAGCAGGTAAAGAAACTACAAGAAAGCGGGACTCACGGTATCTACACAGGGCTTGCTGGATTTGATAACTATCTTCCAGCAGGTATTACTCCAGGGCAGTTTGGCGTATTGCTTGCTTATCCAGCCATTGGGAAGTCTTGGATGATGCTATATCTTGCTGTTCAAGCATGGAAAAATGGAAAATCGCCACTTGTTATTTCACTAGAGATGACTGAAGAAGAGGTTCGTAATCGTATCTTTGCCATTATCGGGCAGGGAATGTGGAGCCATAGAAAACTTAGTCGTGGTGATGTAGAAATTGATATGATGAAAAAGTGGATGGATAAGACGTTCACTGGAAGGCCAAGCATTCATATCATTTCTAACGAAGGTGTTGGTGAAGTGACACCATCAGTTATTCGTGGAAAGATTGATCAGTATAAGCCAGATATTGTTTTTGTTGACTATCTCAATCTAATGTCTTCTAATACCAAAACTGAAAGCGAGGTAGTTAAGATGAAGAATCTATCAAGAGAGTTGAAATTGCTTGCTATTAGCGAAGAAGTTCCTCTTGTAGCAATTTCATCTGCTACCCCTGATGACGTAACTGATATGAATAGTGTGCCAACACTTGGTCAGACTTCATGGTCACGACAAATTGCTTATGACGCTGACTGGCTACTTGCTTTAGGCAGGGCACCAAATAGCGATGTTCTTGAGGCAGTATTTAGAAAGAATCGTAATGGATTTCTTGGAGAGTTTTATGTTCAGGTAGATTTTGATAGCGGTCGATTTATTTATAAGGATATGGAATAATGACTAGATTAATTAATGAACACATTATATTTTTTAATTCTATATTTGAAACATTGCTTGATGATATAGATAATTCTCAAGTTATTACTGAAATAAATAATTTAAAGAAAAATGATATTGGAAGATCTATATCAAATGTAGGTGGTTGGCAAAGTAATGATTTAAATATTAATAATCTTGGAAACTATCCAACTTTATATCAACTTGCTAAAGAAATGATAAAGGCAACAAACGAGGTTGTACAAACTATGGAGATTGCTGAAGAAGTCTCTATTTCTAATTTTTGGTGTAATGTAAATAAAAATAAAGATTTTAATTTACCACACTCTCATCCACAAACAATTTTTTCTGGAGTTTACTATGTAAAAGTTCCAGAAAATTCTGGAGACCTAATATTTGAAAGACCAGATAATCAGCAGTATTTTTTTGTTCCTAAAAAATATTCTGAGTATACATTTCAAAAATATATTCTTGTTCCACAAGAAGGTGTTGCTGTATTTTTCCCAGCATATTTAGACCATTATGTGCAACCAAATACTACAAATGAAGAGCGCATTTCAGTGGCTTTTAATTTTATTTAAACATATTAATAGTAAAACTGTTATAATGAATATATGACTACACATGCGGTATATTCACTTAATTCTTCATCAGCAACCAAGATAACTCCAAATGGAGTACACTCTGAACTTAATGTTTCAATTCAGAATGTAAGTGCAAGTGGATATGTTTATATTGGTGGTGAAGGTGTTACAACATCAAATTATGGATTTAGAATACTTCCAGATTCAGCAATTTCTTTTGAACTAGAAGGTCATGATGCACTTTATGCTTTATCAGCATCTGCTGGAATGTATGCAGCAGTTATTACAACATCTTTAGCAGAAACGTAAAACAGGAGAATAAATGATTCGATATTACGGGGGAATTGTTGGTCCACAAGGACCAGCAGGACCAGCAGGGGGATTAGCATATTATGGATCATTTTATGATATTTTAGATCAAACTGGAACAGCAAACTCAATTCAAGCAATGAGATTAAGACAAACAGATTTTTCTAGTGGAGTATCTATAGGGGGAGTAAATAGTACACAAATAACTATGACAAATGCTGGGAAATATAATATTCAGTTTTCTTCACAATTGCATCAAACAATGTCCTCTGGAACTGTGAATATTTGGTTAAATAAAAACGGTACACCAATGAGTTATACAAATACCAAAATTGCAATAACAGCAAATAATCCATATTTTGTAGCAGCCTGGAATTTATTTGTAAATGCAAATGCTGGTGATTATTTTGAATTAATGTGGTCATCTACTAGTGCTAATACAGTTATTGAGCATGAACCATCAACAGGTAGTGGACCTACATTGCATCCAGAAATTCCTTCTGTTATTCTTACAGTAAATCAAATAGCATAGTCCTGTATAATTTATGTATGCAAAACTTCATACATAAATCTATAAAAAGATTCTATTTAGATGGACAGATTTATGATGATGCTTTCATACCAAGATTAAAAGAACAATACATTATGATTCTTGATAACTCTATGAGAATCAAAGGATTTGTACCAAGAATAGATATTGACCCCGACTTTACAATAGAATATAATGGTAAAAACTATGATTTTAAATTATCTATATATGGAATATACGTTGGAAAAAGGAATGCTGAGAAAATATGGGCAATAGACAAAAACAAACCAATATTATTTACACAACAGAACAAGTCAGACGAGTCATTACAGCAGCGGGTATAAATGTTGTAAATGAGTTTGATGGTGACTTTATTATTTTTTGTCCCTATCATAATAATCATCGTACTCCAGCAGGAGAAATATCAAAAAGCAGGGGCACATTCTTTTGTTTTTCTTGTCAAACCTCAAAATCACTAGTTGAATTTGTTATGTATACAACAAATAAAACATATTTTGAAACCATTAGGTTTATTGATTCATTTGCTACAGAAGTAAATATGTCCTCAGTTCTGGACGACATATTAAAAAATGAGCCAGAATATAAAGAGTATGATATTTCAGTAATTAATAGATTACATAATGAGGCGCTTGATTCAGAAAGGGCAATGCAATATTTTGCAGGAAGACTAATATCTGAAAACTCAGTTAAAACACATTTATTAGGATATTCAAATAAGCAAGATATGGTAACTATTCCAGTAAAAAATCCAGACGGATCAACGTTTGTTGGATTTATTGGAAGGTCAGTTGAAGGAAAAGAATTTAAGAATACCCCAGGACTTCCAAAGTCTAAGGTACTATTTAATCTTCACCGTGCAAGGAAATTTCCAACGGTGTATGTTGTTGAGTCATCATTTGATGCAATTCGTTTGGATCAAAATGATATACCAGCAGTAGCAACTCTTGGAGCAAACGTGTCAAAGGGACAGATCGAACTCTTGACAAAGTACTTCAATAGTGCTATTATAATCGGAGATAATGATGACGCTGGAAGAGTAATGCAAGAAAAGATTCTTGAAAAAATGGGAAGGCGTGCAACATTAATCTCTATTCCGTCAAGATTCAAGGATATTGGAGATATGACAGACTCTGATATTCGTGAACTTAGTATTAGGATTGACGATCCACTAACATCATTAAACTAGGAGTATATATTATGAGTATTTATAAAGGACTAAAGGATATGGATAAGGCTATTGATCGTCCAAAGCAGTCAGGAGATTCTGGAGGGCCAAAGGTACGTTGGCTAAAGTTGGAAGATGGTCAAAGTGTAAAGGTTCGTTTTGTTAATGAACTAGATTCAGATTCACCACATTATTCTGAAGATCGTGATCTTGCGATTGTTGTTTCAGAGCATACTAATCCAAAGGATTATAAGCGTAAGGCTGTTTGCACTATGGAAAGCGATGGGCGCTGCTATGGTTGTGAAATGGCTCGTAAAGATCCAAAGGCTGGTTGGAAGCCACGTCTACGCTTTTACACCAATCTTTTGGTAGATGATGGTTTGGAAGAGCCATATGTTGCAGTATGGTCGCAGGGTGTAGGAAAGCAGTCTGCATTTAATACAATTCGTGAATATGTTCTTGATACTGGAAGTGTTAGCAATCTTATGTGGCGTATGAAGCGCCAGGGTACAAATACAGATACTACATATGTATTGCTACCAGTTACTCCAGATGCAGAGCCATTCAATTGGTCTGGCGTTGAGCCATATCCACTAGAGAAGGTAGTTCGTGAACTGCCATATGCAGAGCAGGAAAATTACTACCTTGGATTTGAAACATCCACCACATCAAATACTACCAATATTGATTGGTAATAAGATGGTGGGGAGGGGAATCTCACGACCTCTCCCCACCTTTATTTAAGGAGATAAGTGACAAACTACGTTCCACTGCACGTTCATACCCATTACAGCCAAATGGATGGTGTTGCTACACCTGAAGAATATATTGAGCGTGCATTAGAAAATGAAATGACTGCTATTGCAATTACCGATCATGGTACTTTGTCTGGTCATAGACCAATGTATAGGGCAGCAAAAAGTGGTGGGATTAAGCCTATTTTGGGGGTAGAAGGCTATATTACTTCTGATAGATTTGATAAGAGAGATAAGGCAGAGAGAACAACTCCACTTGATCTTGTTTATAATCATATTATTATTCTTGCTAAAAATGACGAGGGTCTAGAAAACCTTGGAAAACTTAATGAGATATCTTGGAATGAAGGATATTATCGTAAGCCTCGTATTGACTTTGAAGTACTTGACAAATATGGCGATGGACTTATTATCTCTTCTGCCTGTATGTCTGGACTCCTTAATAAGGCTATTGAGGCAGGAGAGTTTGCAGTCGCAAAAAGTCATCTAGAATGGTTTGGTAATCGTTTTGGTGAAGATTTTTATGTAGAAGTTATGCCGCACAATCCTCCAGCAATCAATGCTGCTCTTATTGAACTAGCAGATGCTGGGGGGTATAAGATTATTGTTACTCCAGACTGTCATCATGCTACTGTTGATCAAAAGATTATTCAGGAGATGATGCTTATTCTTAATACCCATGCTAAATTAGAAAAAGATGTATCATATGATAAATCTAAGAAGTTTAGCAATATGATGGAGCGTCTTGATTATTTATATGGTAAAGATAGGATGATGAGTTTTAATAAGTTCGATATTCATCTACTATCTGCTGATGAGATGCGTGAATCAATGCTCAAGTCTGGAGGGTTTAGAGAAGAATTCTTTACTAATACTTTAGAAATTGCTGACAAGATTGAAGAATATTCTATTCAAAGAAACCTTAATCTTTTGCCTGTTGAGCATCGTGATCCAGATGATCAGATACGAAAGTATGCGTTCTCTTGGCTAGAAGCCAATAATTTGGATACTAATGAAGAATATGTTTCTCGTATGGAAGAAGAACTTGCTATTATCAAAGATAAGAAGTTTGCTTCATACTTCATTGTAGTTCGTAATATGCTTAATTGGTCAAAAAAGAATGGAATTATGGTTGGTCCAGGACGTGGTTCTAGTGCTGGATCACTAGTATGTTATGCTCTTGGAATTACTGAGATTGATCCTATTAAATATGGACTACTATTCTTTAGGTTTATTAATCCAGAACGTAATGACTTTCCAGACATTGACTCTGATATCCAAGATAGCAGGCGTGAAGAAGTTAAAGACTATCTTGAAAGACAATATCGCCATGTTGCTTCCATTGCTACCTTTTTGCAGTTCAAGGATAAGGGTGTTATTCGTGACGTAGCAAGATGTTTAGATATCCCACTTGGTGATGTTAACCGTGCTTTGAAGGCGGTAGATACATGGGATGAATATCTTATGTCTAAAAATACTTCCTGGTTCAGAGAAAAGTATCCAGAAGTAGAAATTTATGGAGATCAACTGCGTGGAAGAATTCGTGGTACTGGCGTTCATGCTGCTGGTGTAGTTACGTCAAAGATGCCAATCTCTAAGATTGCCCCTATGGAAACACGATCTGTTACTGGATCTGATACTAGAATTCCAGTGGTAGCAGTTGATATGGAAGAGGCAGCAGATATTGGTTTGATTAAGATTGATGCTCTTGGACTTAAAACACTAACTAATATCAATGATACTATTACTAGTATTTATGATAGATTAGGTACAAAAATTGATCTTCACAAAATTCCTCTTGATGATAAAAATGTATATCAGATGCTTTCAGATGGTTATACCAAGGGAGTATTCCAGTGTGAAGCGGCTCCATATACTAATCTACTAGTAAAGATGGGGGTATCAAATTTCAATGAACTAGTTGCTTCTAATGCCCTAGTTCGCCCTGGTGCTATGAATACAATTGGCAAAGAGTATATTGCTCGTAAACGTGGTACTCAAAACATTGTATATAGTCATCAAATTCTTAAAGAGTTTACAGAGGATACTTATGGATGTATCTTGTATCAAGAGCAAGTTATGCTTGCATGTGTAAAACTCGGCGGTATGACAATGACAGAAGCAGATAAGGTTCGTAAGATTATTGGTAAGAAGAAGGATGCTAAAGAGTTTGACCAGTTTAAGGATCAGTTTGTTAAGAACGCTACTGGCCCACTTGGAGGTGCTGCTGCTGAAAAAATGTGGCAGGACTTTGAGGCACACGCAGGATATTCATTTAATAAGAGTCATGCTGTAGCATATTCAACACTTTCGTACTGGACAGCATGGCTAAAGTATCACTACCCTCTTGACTTTATGTTCTGTATTCTTAAGAATGAAAAGGATAAAGATGCTCGCACAGAGTATTTGATTGAATCAAAACGTATGAATATTCCACTACGTTTGCCTCATATTAATGATTCTGATGTTGATTTTAAGATTGAGGGGAAGGCAATTAGGTTTGGTCTTTCTGCAATTAAGTTTATATCAGATAAAATCGCATCTAGGTATATTGAGAATAGGCCATATAAGTCTTTTAAGGAAGTAGAAGAGTTTACCTTTACTAAAGGAAATGGAGTAAACAGTAGAGCATTGTCTTCACTTAATGCTGTTGGCGCACTTACCTTTCCAGATAACCCAAGAGATGATAAGAATATTCGTGAGAACCTTTATGAATACCTTAATCTTCCAGAATTTAAAACTAACATTCCACAACATTTTCATGCCTATCTCAATAGTGTTGAAGACTTTGATGAGAAGGGTGTATTTATTCTTATGGGGGTAGTTCGTGGAATTAAGCGAGGCAAGGGATGGTCAAGAGTAGAAATACTAGATAGCACTGGATCAATAGGAGTATTTGATGATGAAGAAACTAAGATTGAGCCTGGTAGGACTTATATTGTTCTTATTGGATCTAACCGAATTATGGAAGCGATTCCTGTTGACGATCTACAGTCGTATCAGTCTGCACTCACAAAGTTTTTAAATTATAAGCAGTTGCCATACGGCGAAGGAGAGTATTTTGTGCTATCCTTTAAGCCTAGAATAACAAAAACTGGTAAACGAATGGCAACACTAGTTGTTGCAGACTCAGGTCGTGAATTAATTTCTGCCGTTGTATTTCCAACAGTTTTTGCAATGGCATACACAAGAATAGAAGAAGGTCAAATCTTTCCAATGGAATTTGGAGAAACAAAAGAAGGGGATACTACATTGAAGGAGGTAAGTAATGCTAAATGATTTAGATGATACAGCATTTACACTAAATGCACATGCAAGAGAAAAGGGTTTTTGGGAACCCTTGAATAGGATGGAAAAGCAGGATCATATTATCTTTTATCTCAAGCAACTTCAGATGATTAATACTGAGGTAAGCGAGGTAACAGAAGCAATTCGTAAGGAAAAGGGAGAAGATCAGGTAGTTGAAGAACTAGCAGATATTCTTGTAAGACTTCTAGATCTTTATGGTGGACTTGCAACTGAGGGATACCTTAAGGAATCTTTGCAGAAGCATTTTCAGGCTAAGGTAGAAAAGAATCGTAGTCGTCCTAAGATGCATGGGGTACTAGCATAGTGTCTGAATTAAATGCAGCAGAAGAAGTTCTTGCACAACTTAATCCAAAACTACGCAAGCAGGTAGGATTTGGCACTAATATTCATATTGAACGGCAGCAAACACCTTCATATGGCCTAAATAGGGCTTTAGGTGGTGGATTGCCATATGGCCGTCAGATTCTTATTTGGGGATCAAAGTCATCTGCTAAGTCATCTTTATGTCTACAAATGATTGGTGATGCTCAAAAGAAAGGTAAGGTATGTGCATGGATAGATGCAGAAATGTCTTATTCAGAGGATTGGGCCACACAACTAGGCGTGGATGGATCTCAACTCATCCACTCTACCGCTCGTACCATCAACGATATGGTGGATGTAGGAACAGATCTAATGAAGGCTGGAGCAGACATTATAGTTGTGGATAGTATATCTGCGCTTCTCCCAGCGGTATATTTTGAGAAGGATTCTACAGAACTTAAGCAATTAGAAAATACTAAACAAATTGGTGCAGAAGCCAGAGATATGACTAATGCAGTAAAGATGCTTAACTATGCTAATAATCAGGTTAAGCCGACATTGCTTATTCTTATTTCACAAGCACGCAATAATATTACAGCAATGTACACACAACAGGCCCCAACTGGAGGAATGGCTACCAAGTACTACTCATCTGTAGTAATTAAGTTATTCAGTTCAGAATCTGATAATCAAGCAATTAAGGGTAAGATCTATGTTGGAGATAAGATTATTGAAGAAAAGATTGGTAGAAAAGTTCGTTGGGATGTTCAGTTCTCAAAGACCAGTCCTGCTTTTCAAAGCGGAGAATACGACTTCTACTTCAGAGGTAATGATATTGGTATTGACTCCGTTGCAGACCTCGTTGATACCGCTGAAATATTGGGACTCATCGAAAGGGCTGGAGCATGGTATACAGTCGAAGGAGAACGATATCAAGGAAGAGATAAAATGATTCTTGGAGTTAAAGAAAATCTTGATATTCAGGAGTCATTAATCAGTAAGGTAACTAATGCCTAGATATTCTAAATATAATGGACAATTCTTTTGTCAAAAATGTAGTCAGGTAGTTAATGAGGCTAGATTCTATCGTAGTTCATTCGATCTTACCTGGATGTGTTCTGATAAACATTTAAGTAAGGTAAATCTTTATGGACGAGGGTACTAGTGTCAGAACGTGGCGAAGCAAAACGTATTAATGCTAAACTTCATAAGAATTCAGGAAGAAATTATACAAAAGGCGATGCTACCTGGAATAATTATGTTGTTGATTTTAAAGAGTATGCAAAAAGTTTTACTTTAAGTCAGGATGTTTGGGCAAAGGTAGTAACAGATTGTATGAAGGTAGATAGACAAAAGTCTCCAGCAATCATACTAGTTCTAGGTGAGGGAAATAAAAAGGTTAGGCTTGCCGTGGTAGAATTAGACGAATTAGAAAGGCTAATCAATAATGAATAATGAAACAACTTTAGAATTAGTAAATGAAGTTGCTGAGTTTACTGAAATGTCTGAGTTAATGGAAGATGAGCAATTAACTGAAGCATTAGGTCTTGTTGTAAAACTAATGTTAAATCCAGATGTTCCACCAGCAAAGGCTATTTTGCTAATTGTTCAACTAGAAGCATTTGCTGCTAAGTTTGCTATGCTTGCTTCATACTACACAAATGTTAAAAAAGATAATCGTGCAAAAAAGAATCTATATTTTTCTGCAAAGGAAGCAACGCAAAGA